GACATAACGATCTAATGGCACACTTTGCAAGAATAGAAAATAATTTAGTCACCGAAGTTTTAGTTGTTCATAACGATTTAGAACATAGAGGCGCAGATTTTTTAGCCAATGATTTAGGTTTGGGTGGCACTTGGGTTCAGACTTCATATAGTAATAACTTTAGGAAGCAATATGCAGGAATTGGCTTTACTTATGATTCTGTGGCAGATGTATTTATAGCGCCACAGCCTTATCAATCTTGGTCGTTAGACGAGAACTTTGATTGGCAACCGCCAACGCCTATGCCTGAAGATGGATTGTGGTATTGGAGCGAAGAAGAAGGTGAATGGCTTGAGTATTTATCCTAACAGCACAGCGCAACGCTTATGCGAAATAGCATTGGCTGAAATCGGCTACATTGAAACGCCTGACAATATAACAAAATATGGCGAACACACGAAAGCCAATGGCTTGCCGTGGTGTGGATCATTTGTCAATTGGTGCGCGCATCATGCAGGTGTAAAGCTGCCATCAATGGTCAGCACTGCAATGGGCGCACAAAGAATGAAAGATGTGGCGCGCTGGCATACAGAGAATCCACAGGCAGGCGATTTAGCATTCTTTGACTTCCCGAGCGATGGCGTAGATCGCATTAGCCACATTGGAATTGTGGTCGCAGTAGCAGATAAAGAAGTGATAACAGTCGAGGGCAACACAGCGCCAAGCGGTGGAGATCAACGCAATGGCGGCATGGTCATGCTAAAGACTCGCTCTTACGGCAAAGGCTCGCCGATTGTCGGATTTGCTAGACCAAAGTATTCAGTCAGCTCTTTGGCGTATCCTGAAGTCAAGGCAAGCGAGGAAGCCGCAAGCAAAGTCAAGAAGAAGGGCAAGAAATGGAACAAGTAAAAGCACTACTCGCATCATGGGCAAGGTCATTCTTTGCAGCAGGCATCGCGGTTTATCTTGCTGGCGTGACTGATCCAAAGGCAATCGCTTATGCAGGTGCATCGGCAGTCTTACCAGTGGTCTTGCGTTGGTTAAATCCCAAAGATTCAGCATTCGGGCGCTCAAGCTCCTAATCGCTGGAATTCTTGCGCTAGGGGTATCGAGCTGTGGATATGACGGCTGGGTCAGATACCCCTGCCAAGAGTTTGACAACTGGAGCAAAGCCGAATGCCAGCCGCCAGCCTGCAAAGTCACAGGAACATGCACTGCCGACTTGGTTGGCGACATCGCTGACACGCCGAGCCCCTAAATATCAACGCCGCTTAAATCCCGAAGACATACATGCTCGCTTAATCTTAATTATTGGCGTGGCTCTTTCAGCCGTGTTTGTAGTTATAAGCATTGGCATCACATACGCGCTCATCTTTGTCACACAGCCCATCGGCTCGCAAGCGCCTAACGATGCAGCATTTATTGACCTACTTAAAACAATGGCAATCTTCTTGACTGGCGCGCTTGGCGGTGTTCTTGCAGGCAATGGCTTAAAGTCCAAGCCAAAGCCAGCCGACACGCCGACCCCTGAACATAAGGCTTGAATCTGTCAGGGCTGTGCATCACACTGATACCACAGCCGCCGAGTGTGTGGCTGGATCAGGAGCAACACAATGCACGAACTAGACATGAGTATGAGCACAATCTTGACCTGCCTAGCTCTTATGGGCTTGGCGTTCATGATTGGATTTAGTAAGGGTCACGGCGATGGCTGGGACGAAGGTTATGCGCGCGGCTATTTTAGAGGCAAGAATCGTCAAGCTTCTCAAGTAGGTGACGAATAATGGCGTGGAATCTAGAGAATTACGAAGATGTAAATGCCAGAATAAAGCGATTCCGGGCTGAGTTCCCATCGGGTCGCTTGGAATGCTACATCGAGGACATTGACATTAAGGCAGGTTATATCTTGGTTAAAGCTCTGGCCTATCGCAATTATGAAGATGAGAAGCCAGCAGCTATTGATTATGCCTATGAGGTGCGCGATTCATCTAAGATCAATGCGAACTGGTGGGTCGAGAATTGCGTGACATCGGCATACGGTCGCGTAATAGGCGCTCTAACGCCGTCAGATGCCCGACCAACGCGACAAGACATGGAGAAGGTGCAAAGGATTGAAGACGACCACAAAGGTCGTCAGAATGCCGCGCACAGCCTATTAACGGCTTATGAGCTAGAGCAGATGAATGCAAAGTCTGCAACCGAGGCAATGCGAAATCCAGTGCCATCTATGGCTGAGGCAATAGAAAGTCTGCAAGCAACGCTAGGCGCGGAAGTCGTAAGGCAATCGCCTGTCTGCAAGCATGGTCACATGATTATGAAATCAGGCATTTCAGACAAAACGGGCAAGGCTTATCAGGGTTATACCTGCCCATCTAAGTCGCGACAAGATCAATGCTCACCGATATGGCTCAAAGAAGTTGATGGGCAATGGCTAACGCCAGCCGATTATCAAGATTATTTGCAGGAGCGTGGGCGATGAGAAATCTGCGCGATCTTGCACTTGAATTGGCTGCCATCACAGTCATCGCCGACAGTGCCAAAGAAGCTAAGGAGAGGCTGCGTGAAGAATTTGCAGCAGCTTTAGATTTAGTCGGTGCAGACAGTGCCAAAGCAAATCTAGATGGCGAAGACATTGCCAAAGTCTCACTAATTAAGCCAAAGCGGGTTGCAGTTATTAACGATGAGCAGGCATTTGCTCGCTGGGTATCTGCTAACGCACCGACCGAGATAATGCAAAGCGTTCGTGATAGCTATAAGAAGCTATTTCTTGAGTTGCTAGTGCTTGATGAGGCTGGCGCAATGCACCCGAATACTGGCGAGCTAATGAACTTTGTCAGCGTAGTTGAGAAATCCAGTTATATCAGCACACGATTTCAGCCTGAGGGCAAGGCTAAAGTGTTAAACGCTTTAGCAATTAATCGCTTGCCAATGATGATGACTCTAAAGGAGATTAGCAATGAAGTATAGGCTAAATGCTGAACAGCAAATGAGAGCCAGTCAAGTAGGACAAATCAGAGCGCAACGCTACTTCCCACAATTCGCTGAAGAATATAATCGCAAAGAAGACAATCCTGGAGATTGGAAGCGCATGAAAGGCAACTTCTTTGAATTCTGCCAAGTGCAGATGGAATCAATAGCTGCTGAGATGGTCGTAGGCGAATATCTAGGGCTTGATTATGGCGATTTAGGCGATGAGCGATTCAAAGCTAAAGCCGATGTCGGTGCAAATATCGAGGTCAAATGGACACGCTACGCCGAAGGATCGCTAATCGTAGTGCCACGCGATAGATCGTCAGACATTGCAATTCTGGTCACTGGCTCATGCCCTAGCTATACGATTCAGGGCTGGATTCCAATAAGCATCGCTAAGTCCGATCGCTATAAATCAAGCCGTGATACAAGTTGGTGGGTTGGTCAAATACACCTGCGCCCTATCGAGACATTTAAGAAATCATCTTATGCTGAAGCTTCTCTGTCGAATCTGTAAAGAAGAACGCGAGCATAGCATCGTGCGCGACTTTCAGGATCGTATGCCTGCCGAGTTGGTAGTAGCAGAATGTCATGGCTGTGGTGTCATAGGCGTTGCAGAGCTACCACAATTTAAGCCATGAGCGACTTTAGTAGGCAATGGCTTGAAGCTTTAGCCCTTGACATTGAGCAGATTTATCTAGTTGGTCAGGGCTCAGAGTTATCCACAGATGTTGAAAGAATAGTGGAATACATAAGACAGTGGAGAAAGTAGGTGTCTAAATTGTCTAGAATCTCCCAATCTTACACGCTCATGCTTGACAGGCTCGCTATGCTCCGAGGGCTTGCGCGAGCCGCTTCGCGTGTTAGCTCGCTAAGCAAACGCATCGGGGGGCTCTCTATGCTCTTAGCCTTTGCGGCTCTCGCACTTATATCCACACCAGCTAATGCAAATGCAAATCATCATATGAATCTAAAACTATTTGCACATAATCAAATAGATGATTGGAATGAATTTGTGTGCTTTGTAGAGCTTATTCATAGAGAATCATCTTGGAGATACTGGGCAAAGAATGGATCGCACTATGGATTAGGACAGATGCGATCTACTTGGTATCGAGACCTAACACCTAGGCAACAGATAAGGGCTACACTTAAATATATCGATGCAAGATACGATGGTCAGATATGTGATGGGGCTTTAGCATCATCATATAAGAGAGGCTGGTATTGATGTCATCATCACTGCGCAAGACAGGTAGCACATCACAGTGGCGCAAGATTAGGGAGATGGTATTCAAGAGAGATGGTCGCTACTGCTCTGCCTGCCTAGCTGAAGACAACTTAACAATTGATCATATAGTTGAGCGATCTAAGGGCGGCACAGATCATCTAGATAACCTGCGTGTATTGTGCAACAACTGCAACATTGGAAGAAATAAAGCTTATAGGGGCTTTTTTATTAATGATAGGACACCACCGACCCCGCCTCTCTTT